AGAACCGTTCGCCGCCGCAGTGACGCGACCCTGCGCATCAACAGTGATGTTCGCGTTGGTGTAAGAGCCAGCAGTAACGGCCGTGTCCTCCAGAGAGACCGTTGGATTACCAGAGACACCATCCCCGTTTGAAACGCTAATGCCTGTTCCGTTGGCGATCGTCCGCACGGCTGCCGTTCCAGCGTCCGTGCGAGCGATGAGGCCATTCGATGAGAGGGCAGCAAAAGCCGCTAGATAGGCATCATAGCCCTGCACCAATGTCCCGATATCATCTGGCTGCAAGGCGCTACCCGCCGTGGCCCCCTGTGCTGCTGTGGCAAAGTCTGAAACATCAGCAAACGCTGCAGAACCAAGATCGTCAGGCTGAACTGCACTGTCAGCCTTGGCACCTTGGGCGGCTGTGGCAAATTCGCCTACATTCGCCTCGGCGGCGCTTCCCAACCCCTCAACAACATGGTCCTCATCCCAATGGGTACCGTAAACTCGGTTAGGGTCTTGCCCCTGAGGCTTGCCTGAAACCTTTTTGTGAGTGATGCGGACCATTACGGCGTTGCCCCTGTCACACGCGCGGTCATCGGGCCTGCGTTGTAGGCTTGATCGCGCGAAAGTTGATTGATGCTGTCGAGTGCGTATTTGAAGCCGGTGGCCCAGGTGGAAAGGCGCTCGTCTTCCTTGATGTAAGGCGCGGTCTCGAGCAGCGCGCCGTACAGATAAATATCCGGCGCCATAGCCAGCAGCCAGTTCGACGGATTGGCGGCTGATAGAGCAGGAATATTGGCGCGGTAGACCATCTCTATCGAGTAGGCCATATCCGGCGTGCGGATCAGCTCCATCTCGTCGCCGAAGATGGTGAAGAACTGCGGCCGCCCGGGCGCGTTGCCGGAGCGCGTGCGAAATTCATCCGCCTGCTGGCCACTCAAGAACTCAAGCCGCGGCTTGCCCTCGACACCGTTCAGGCGCACGCGCCGCATGGTCTGAAAATCGCTCGGAAGGCTGACGAACTCTGGCTCATCGCTGAGCATGTTGACCAGCGCCGTCGCCCGCTTTTCCATTTTGTTGGAGCGCAGGTCCCGGTTCAGCTTGGCCTCACACAGGCTGATGAAATCCGGCATGCGCGCAAGAATGGCGGCGTCCGTTTCGCGGCCCAGCCATTCGGCGACGGCCGTTTGCAGATCGGTATAGCTTGCAAAACTCACGAGGGACCTCCAATCCAGCCCGCCTGCACGGACGGCGCATCAACGCGCAGGAAGCGCCAATCGGGATCCTGCAGCTTGCACGCGATCAGCCGGTCGAACTCCGGCGTAAACAAACGCAGGCTCACATTGCCGCGCGCGTATTCCTCGTTCAGCCACTGCTCGAGGAAAATGTTGGGAATACGCGCGACGTGCCGCCCCCAGTCACATGCCTGCGGCAGCGCGGCTGCCTGCTTGTTGGCTTCGATGATGTCCTCCACATCCTGCGAACGCTGGAACGTGAAGCTCTTCGCGCTCTCATCGATGTGGAGGGAGGTGTGGACGCTCATTGCAGCTCCGTCACCCACAGGGTGCCTGCGGCTGCGGTCACCAGGCCGCCGGTCGCGGACTTGATGGCCGAGATGCGCTGCCCCGGCGTCACCGTGACGAAGGTTTCCCAGTTCGCGGGCAGATAAGGATCGGCGGCGGTGGCGGTCTGCGCGCCGTCGCCGATGCGAAAGTGACAGGCTGAATTCGACACCAGCCGGATGCGATAGGTCTGCGAGCCGAACGCGTTGGCGATGGCTGCGGATGCGTCATAGGCAATGGTCTGCGTGACGCCGATGCGAGTTGAATGTTTCATGTCAGCCAATCTGGATGTCCGCGAAGAAGGTTGTCGGCACGGCACCGGAGCCCGCGCCATCGGAGATGAACTCGATGTTGTCGTCTTCGTTGACGGTGTTTCCGCCCGCGGGAACGATGGTATCGACATCGCCGGCCGCGGCGCCCGTGAAGGGAATCGTCCAGCCGCCACCGGTTACAGTTGCGCCGTTGATTTTCGTGGTGATGGCGTTGTCAGCGGTGGTCACCGCCGCGTGGATGACGGAGCCCATCTTCACCACCCTGCCGCGGCAGGGCGCGGCGGTGAACGCACTGCCCGGCGTGGAGCAATCCGCCATATGGGCGAAGACGCGAACGATGTTGAGCGGGCGCGGATTAGCGAGAGCCATTCAAAGTCTCCATGGAAAGCCTCCAAAAGAAACGGGCGACCCGAAGGCCGCCCTCAAGTTGCAGGGAGATGTGTGAGAGCTTAAGCGGCGGTGTTGTCGAATACGCCGCCGGACGCTTTCTCGTTGCGGGCTTCCAGCGCGTACTCGCTGAGCAGCTGCGCGCGCTCGCTGTCGCCGGTCTTGGCGAGCGGTACAGCCACCATCTTGCGGCCGTTGAGATGCGCCACCGCCCACATATCGTCCTGCAGGACCAGCACGTCGCGCGGGCGAACCTGGCGGCTCGGCGCCACCTTCAGCACGCCGAAGTCGGATTCATAGACGTCGACCGACGCCACGATCTTCTTGGAGCGCGCGTCCTCCATCGGCGTGGCGCGGCCGGTGAACGTCGAGAACTGCTGCTTGTTGAAGCCGCCGCACATGATGATGTTCGGCTTGCCGCCATTGGTCCAGCAGGACTGCAGCACGGTCTTCAGCCGCGCTTCGGTGAAGGCCACCTGCGTGCCGTCGGTGCGGGTGCCGGTGCCGTTCGCCGCCGCAGGGTCAGCCGCAGTGCCGGTGCCTTTCGAGGTGTTGGTCTTGAGCCAGGAGAGCACCGAAGCGGTCTTACGCGCGGTGGCATCGTCGCCCACGATCTTGGCCTGGTTGGTGCCACAGAGGATGGCGTCGATGTCGAGCTTCAGTGCGAGGCCCTTCAGCATCTTCTGATAGCCCATCTCGTCGCCACGCCCGGCGTGTTCGACCGCCTGCTGCGTGCCGGAGACGCGCGCCACCTTGTCCGAAATCTGGCAGATGTTGCCGAGGCGCACCGTCGGCACAGTGGCATCGGTCGTGGCGTCGTCGCCTTCGAGCACCGCATTGCCGGTGTCGCGGCTGTCGAGCGCCTGCGTCTGCCATTCGTGGTTGACGGCGGAGGCTTTCACCTTCTCGCACATGGTGAAGAACGGCGTATCGGTCGGATCGATGCGGAAGATTTCGTCCGAGAGATCTTCGCGGTTGCCGACCGCTTCGTAAGTGGCAAAGGTACTGGATGGCATCGCCATGGATGTGTTTCCTTATGCTCGCCGGCCCCGCCCCCGCGCACGAATGTGCCGCTGGCGTTGCCGGCGTTTGGGTTGAGACGTTGAAGTGCTTGGACTGTTCGCGACGTCGCAGCGCCAGGGCGTTTTCGAGCGATACCGGTTCACGTGAAGAAAACGCTTCAAAACATAGAGCTGCACGACGCCGGGCCGCCTCACCTGCACGCGGTCAGGATGACCTCGTGCAGTGGGCGGCCGTGTAGTGACTCTGGCCAACGATCATCATGGCCTCGCTGTCATGCCCGGCAAGTTTGCCTGGCACGGTCGAGTTCGGTCCAATGATCGTTGCTTCGTCCAAGACCTCGGACAATCCGGGGAGCGGCTGTTCAGCCGGGCCGTTGTCCTGCGTCTCACCGGGAGCTGCCGGGTTCTCTCTTCATAAGGAGAGCCCGGACGGGCGGTATCAGCCTCATCGGCTAATCTCGTGATCGCGGCAGCCATGACAGGCGCCTGCGGAATGAATATTACAGCATTTAGGCCACGGCGTTCTGCGCCCTCGCCGAAAACTCTGTTGAGATCGATGCAGTAAAGTTAAACGTCGCTAATCCATCTAAGTTTCGGAATGTTTGGTAAGAGGGGCAGCTCTTCTCCGCTCTGACTCCCGATATGTATGAAAAGATCCCGGAACATCGGCCACGCCGATGCAGCCGCTACCTGTTGTAACGCAGCCTTACGTTCGCTATCGGACTTAAGATCGGCACATGAAAGTCCTACAAAATAAGTCGCGCGGATCTCTATGACCTTAGTCTCTTTAACCTTCTGGCCCGCTGAAAATTCGCAGATAACAGTCTTAACCGCGCTAGTCTGATCTCCAGGCATTTCTAACGTTGAGTCATAAAAGCGCTCAACTTTATCATCGTCCGAAACATCCTCAGGAGGATTGTTACGTTCGAATGCGCATTCAGCTAAAACTGGGTAGTATAGCTTGAATTTAGCCTCTACTTCGGCCGAGTTTCTTCCAGAAGATATCTTTTTTGCCACCGAATGCTCCGATCAACTCGCCAACTGTCGCGCGAAAGGCGGGAGAAGACGCTCAGGGCGCTCCGACCAATTCGAAGATCGGATGCTTTCAACTCTCTCATATTTGACGCTCGTTGTTGAGCGCGCTGTCAGTGTTTGCATAACGAAAGAACGATCGATTAATGCTTTTCTATTCCTCTGGCGCTCCACGCGAGCTTCTAGTGCCGAGGAGATCCAAGCGTTCATTGTCTCACCCAACTCAGTGGCAGACATGACTATTTGGCGATGCAACTCAGGCTTTATGCGAATGTTAAATGTCCCATTGAACGGCTTGCAGGGCTGCTTGCCTAACTCCTTACAAGTTTCGACATAGTCATCCACTAACTCCTCAAACGCGCTTTGAGCCTGAGAAGCATTGTCGATAGTTGTCGTTATCGTGTCTGCGATGTGAAGGATTTGTACTACCAAGTACCCATCTTCATATTCAACAGAACCCTGATAATCCTTGTACCGAACAGTGGTCATATCACACCCTTCTCCTGCAGCTCTTTCTGCAGTCTACGAACCATTCCGGGACCCATTATCCCATCGTGAGGTTCGTCTAATGTAATTAGGTCTTGGGTTTTTTCATTGTAGTACTTGCGGCGACTGCCGCCGGTCTTGCCAGCTTTTTTCTGGTCATAGCCAAGTTGGCCTAGCAGGCGCTTGAAGTCGCGCCACGCGAATGGACCAGCACAATCCCTGAACTCGGCTATCAGTTTGGAAAGCTGCATGTGAGGACGACTTACTCCGCATGGATGCCCTCATGACTATTTAAACGGCGCTTTGCAACTAAATTCTAGTTGCTAGATAGCACTCGTAGGGCTGGTTGCACAACCCCTTATAAACAATTCCGCGTTGCGTTTAGTAAATGGAACCTACTCTTCGCGGCTTTCCCCAAGATATCTAGGAACAGCTCACCTCAGATAATAGGATTTTTTTCATATTTGCCATGATCGAGTTGCCTTCTCAGACAATCCCAAACCGCTTCCGTCGCTCGGCATCGCGGGCTAGCTCGTCGAGCTGCTTGGCGGCGATGTGGCCATTCGCGACGATAGCTGAGAGATGCGCGCGCACTTTGCCGACCACATTCACCGCGATGA